AGAATGAACGATTATAGCCTACTCTAGCAGTAGTTTTACCAATGCTTAATCTTAATTGACCTTTATCTACGCTATTATTGCTTGTAACCCTTAACTGAGCCTGAGTAACCATGCCTTGCGTAGTTTCGTTAGTTACCGCAACCGCTAACCTATTAGCATCGTGACCAAAGGCAGAGATTTGAGATAATAATTTAGAAATATCTATTTTAGACGCCATTATTATCATCAGTTACCGATGCCAAAATTTCATAAAACCTAAATGTATCATCTACATTCCTAATTGAATGAATAGTGAAAAAATTTAACTCGTACAGAATCCTCATGTCCTTAGTAGGTGCAAAATCTTTTCTAATACGGACTGTAAATTTAAAGGTCTGGTTTATTACCTGTTCTTGTGCTTGCGATTGTCTACTGCCATCGTATGGCTTTATATGCGACCACGTAGCTAATACAGGCACAAAGGTAATCACGTAATCCTGATAGGCATTCTCAACCGATGTGAACGTGCCAAATGTAATGCGTTTATCTAGTTTGCCTGGATTCATTAGAATAGTGTTATGCGTCTGTAAGGTGATAGTAACATAGTAGCCAAAGCTGGCATTCCAACAACTGGATTATCTCGGTTTTCGTAATAATAAGCAATCATTGTTTTTATTGCAGTTTCAATGTCATCAGGTACATCCGATCCGCCATCATAATTCCATCCATAACCAGCCACATAGGTTACTGTATTTAATCCAGCCGTTCCAGATATTACCTCTGTATATGCTTGAGTTTCTATAGTTTCAAACGTCAGAGTAGTTAAATCAGGATCTTTTACATTTTCAATAGATACAATAGGATAATCAAATATCCTTAATATTCCAGTTGCTGGAGTGATTGTTGTTAAGGTTCTCTGCCAAAGCACTTGCAGAGTAAACTGCTCGGCTTGATTAACGGCTGATTTTATCAATGAGGTAATCAATCCATCCTCTATGGTATAATCTTCGTCTAGTCTTAGATACATCTTTGCCTGTGAAAGGCTTACTACATTCAACTGATCCATTCTCTTTAGGTTTAAAGGGTTCTTTTAGATACTCTTTTTTTTCCATTATAATAATGCTAAATTACAAATTTTATTTAACCAATTTTCAAAGTTAGGCAATTCCTGTGTAGGATCTAATTGCATCGCCCTTTCAATTGGTGTTAATTTAGTCTTTATACTGACAATATTACTAATAGCATCTACCCATGCATCTATATCATTCCTTTTAACGAATATCCCTGCATCTCCTAGACTATCTCTAAATCCTAGTATATCTGATGCTATAACTGGAATATTACAACAGAGAGCTTCTATTTGAGCCATGCCATAGCTTTCATATTCTGATGGTGCAATCAGCACTTTTGTCATTGCTAGATACTTGCGTACATCATCTACCATAGGCACATATTTTATATTAGTTACCTTCTCATCTTTGATCTGGTGATAGTAACCGCCTTGCACCGCCATAAATTTAACATGAGGCATTCGCTTTGCTATTTCAATCAATATCTGACCGCCTTTATTTTCGTTATGGTTTATCAAAGTAACATATTCTGCGTTTGGCCTATCTGTAGAATAATCCCGGTAATTTATCGGAGCATACAAAGTATAGGTTTCTTGATTGTAATTTAATTCCTGCTTTGTGTTTTCGCAATTGTAAACCGTGTACACATTTGGCCTGATATTAACTTGCGGATAACCTACGTTGTTATGAGCAAAGTTTATTATCTTTTTAGCTTTTAGCCTTTGCTTATTCATTGCATAGTAAGTGCCTGACAGTTGACAGAACACCAAATCTGCCCAGTCCCATAAATCATTATGGCATTGCTTGTAATTGTCTTTAGCCTTGTAAACCTGTATGCCCTCAAACGTATAATTCTCTGGACATCTAGTTACCGCCTTAACCTCATGACCTTTGCTCATTAGATAGGTAACAACCCGATGCAAATAGATTTCAGATCCTGCTCTTTGGTGAGGCAAGTAAATGCCTGGACTTAGTAAAATGTTCATGTTATCTCTATAAATAAATAAGGCCTTTGTATTTTCAACGTTCTACCATCGTAATTATGCAGATCGCTTCTATGGTAGTGGATAGCTTGTATTTTAGTAGCTGGGTTGTATAACGTATATCCAGCGTATTTAAGCTCATAGGCTATTCTATTATCACATCCGGGAATACCTAAAAAGAAATCACAAAAATTAACATTCCGTATTTTTCCCTTAAATATCCATACATCCTGACTGTATTTTTCATTATGCAATCTTAGGCCTCCATGCTTATCATCCCACCTACTCAATGCTATGCATTGCCGATCCGCCAAAGTAACTTTACTTAATGTATGATTAAAATAAATATCAGTATTTGCAATTATTGAAATGTCATCCTTAGTGGTTACAGTACGCTCAATCAGCTCAAAGAAATCCCGATAGGTAGGTCTGCCAAAAGGTATAATGACTAATTTATCAGATACCGGCAAATCAACAACGCCCTCAACTAACAGATAAATTTTATCAATGTGAATGTTATTTAAATTTTTATTGAGGCAATAAATTAACTCCTTTTGCCGTACCTCGCTTTTATCTGTATAAATGGATGTAAAAAGATTTACCATATATATTTAATTAATCCAATGATTGCCAAAATAATAAAACTCAAACCTAATAGGCATAGGCTACTTAATACCATGCGCCATAAAAACTTTGCTATCTTCATATTAAAATATCGCTATTCCGGTACCACTCCAATGACCTACTTTTGTTAGATCGTATTTTTCATTTTGTAATCCATTCCAGAAATTAGTCATTTCTGCATTTAGGTAAATGTCATCAAACATGA